AAAAAAAAGCACTTTATCTCAAATAAAAAAATTACTGGGTTTAGCAGATGAAATAAAATCCAAAAAAAAAGGAAGCTCTTATAGTGATTTAGATTCTAAAAATGGATTATATAAAATTAGATACACTTACGCAATAGGTTCAACAAAACCAAGCAAAAGCCAAAGAGATTTTTGCAGAAATATGATGAATATGGCAAACTCTGGTTTGGTTTGGACTATAGAAGATATTGATAAAGCTTCAAGAGAGGGAGTTAATAAACAATTAGGTCATAAAGGCAGAGCTTATGATCTATTTAAATTTAAAGGAGGCGTTTATTGTAGACATAAATGGAAAAAAGTTCTATATAGATTAGAAAGTAATACTGAACCATCTGAAAATTTGGATAATTACAAAAAAACAAGAACAATACCTAAAACTTATAATAGAAATCCAAGAGGTTCTAAACAGGCTGCAATAGCACCAGAAAATATGAAAAACAGAGGGGCATATCCAAAATAAAAAACTATGGCAACAGCATTATTTATAAATAGAACAGATTTAGTTAGAAATTCAATAATGGATGGCAATGTTGATACTGATAAGTTTATACAATTTATTAAAATCGCCCAAGAAATCGACATCCAGAACTACACTGGCAGTGATCTATACAATAAAATAGCAACATTGATTTCTAATGGAGAAATTGATGATGTGGCTAACGCTAAATACAAAACATTACTTAACACATATTTACAGCCAATGTTAATCTGGGCAGCTCAAGTGTATTATATTCCTTTTGCAAGTTATGCTATAAAAAACGGGGGTGTATTTAAACATAGATCAGAAACAAGCGAAACAGTAAGTAAAAACGAAGTAGATTATTTAGTAGAAAAAGCAAGGGAATTTACTGAATATTATTCAAGGCGTTTTATTGATTTTATGGCATTTAATCAATCAGATTATCCCGAATATACAAGTAACACAAACGATGATATTTACCCTGATTATGATGCACTTTTTAATGGATGGGTATTATGAGATATAAACCAAAACAAAAAAATATAGAAAAACTTAAAACGTTTTTAAAGAAACAAGAAAAAAACAAAAAATATGGCAAGTCTATTTAACACAAGAATATCGGACACTTATTCAGGATTGATCAAAACTATTGACAATGCTGCTATAACTGCAAGTCTGAAAGAAATAACAGATGGAAATGGAACAGGAACAGGCTTGTTCGTTAATAATGCTGGGGATTTTAAAGTTACTGCAATTCTTGAATTTGGTTCTTTAAAAGATACAGGGGAAAATATAACTATAACTAAGTTTGTTGATGAAGCTGATGGTATTGCTAACAATGATAACGACACCACAATTCCAACAACTGCTGCTATTATAGATTATGTTGCTGCTCAAATTACAATTGAAGATTTAGATTTTACAGGGGATTCAGGTTCTGGTCAAATTGATTTAGATTCTCAAATATTTGCAATTAATGGAACAGCAAACGAAATTACTACTGTTGCATCTGGTCAATCAATAACGTTTTCTTTAAATTCTGCAGGTGTAGTTTTACCTAACAATTCAACTGCTACAACACAAACAGCAGGAGATAATTCTACAAAAATTGCTACAACCTCTTATGTAGACACTTTAGATGCTGCAAGTGATTTAGATTTTTCGGGTGATAGTGGAACAGGTGATGTTAATTTAAATACTCAAGTTTTTGCAATTACAGGAACTGCAAACCAAATAGAGTCAACTGCATCAGGTCAGGGTTTAAGTTTACAATTCCCAAGTGCTGGAGTTACATTGCCAAATGGTTCTGTAGCAACTACTCAGGCATCAAGTGATGATTCTACAAAAGTAGCTACAACTGCGTATGTTAAAGGTTTAAACAATGCAAGTGATTTAGATTTTACAACAGATTCAGGAAGTGGTGCAGTAGTTTTAAATTCACAAACTTTAAGTGTTTTAGGAACAACTAATGAAATAGAAACATCAGGTTCTGGTCAAGCAGTAACAATAGGTTTACCAAGTACAATTAATGTAAATGTAACAGGTAATCTTACAGGAAATGTTACAGGAAATGTTACTGGAGATTTAACAGGAAATGCAGATACAGCTACAAAATGGCAAACTGCAAGGGATTTATCTTTAACAGGTCAAGCAACAGGTACAATTTCCAGCGTTGATGGTTCGGGAAATGTTAGTGGTGCAGTAACGTTAGATAATAATTCTGTAACAGCAAAAGTTCTTACAGGCTTAACATCTCCATCTTCAAGTTCTGTTTTAGCAACCGATACAATACTTGAGGGATTTGGAAAAGTACAATCACAAATTAATGGTTTAGCAGGTGGATTAAGATTTATGGGAGATTGGAATGCAACGACTAACTCGCCTGTATTAAGTTCAGGTGGTGGTGAAGCTGCAAATGGCACAACAACATCAACAACAGCAAATAAATTAGTAGATAGTTCGGCAAGTTTTACAAGTACCGTAACTGTAGGAGATCAAGTAGTTAATCAAGTAGATGGTCAAACTGCTTTAGTTTCAAACGTAGATAGTGATACTACACTTTCTTTAAGTGCAGATATAATGGTAACAGGCGAAGTCTATACAATAGATAATAGTCCTTTTATAACACAAGGACATTATTATGTTGTAAGTGTTGGAGGCACAACATCTTTAAATGGTATATCAAATTGGTCAGTTGGAGATTGGGTTATTGCTGGTGCGAATAATCAATGGACTAAATTAGATCATTCACAAGTAGATGGAACAGGAACAGCAGGAAATTTGACCAAATGGGCTTCAACAAGCGTAATAGCAGATTCAATAGTTTCAGAATCAGGAACTGCAATTACAGTAGATGGTTCATTAGCAACAAATAGTTTTTTAAGTTCAACAGGAAACTTTTCAGTAAACACAAATAAATTTACAGTAGCTTCTTCAAGTGGAGATACTGCCTTTACAGGAGATTTAGCAATTAACACAGATAAGTTTACAGTAAATGCTACAAGTGGAAATATATCAGTTGGAGGAACAGGAACTTTTGCAGGTAATATAGAAATGAAAAGTGATGCGTCAAATAATACTAAATTTCTAAGAATATGGAATGAGGGTACTGCTACAAATGATGATGCAGTTTTAACTTGGCAAACACAAGCATCAAGAACATATAGTATGGGAATCCATAGAGATTCAGGAAAATTAGTTATATCAAGTGCTGATTCAAGTGTAGCAAGTTCAGAACTTATTACTATTGATACATCAGGTAACTCAACTTTTGCAGGAAACGTAGGAATTGGAACTGATTCGTCTACTGCTAAATTATCAATTCAAAGAGCATCAAATGCAATTAACACAGAGATTAGTTTTAAAGATGGAGGAGGTACAAGGGCAGGTGTTATAGGAATGGAAGGAGCAACTACAAATGATATGTTGCTTAGTACATTAGGAGGGATAAGATTTTATACTGCATCAAATGTAGCAGTTGGTAGTGTTCCAACAAATGAAAGATTACACATAGACAGTTCTGGAAACTCAACTTTTGCAGGAGACATTAAGATTAACAATTCAACGCCTTATTTATTAAATAACGATGATGAAATATTAGCAGGTTCTGATACAGGGGGTTATTATTTTGGACTTGTTGGAAGTGGTAATTCATCAAAGGGTATACAAATTGGAGATCATAATAGTTATATTAGATTTGATACAGGTGGTTCACAAAGAATGCGTATTGCAGATACACTTATAACTGTTCCAACAGTAACAGAAATTAGAGCCGATATAGGTAGCAATAAATTTGCTATTGGAAATATGGGAGATGCGAGTAGTCAAATGATGGTTTCAAGTAGAGGATTTCTAACATTTAATGTAAGTAATACAGGTTCAGCTTTAGATGCTACAGAAAGACTGCGTATACACGCAAATGGTAGAGTTTCAATAGGTTCTGATACTACTATTGCAGCAGCAAATAATTTAACGCTTACAAATGCTTCATCAGCAGAAATAGATATAAACTGTACAGGTGGTCATAGTTATAGACTTGAGTCTAATTCAAGTGATAATTTTGTTATTACAGATAAAACTGCAGGTGTGGTAAGAATGATTATTGATAATGCAGGAAATATTGGGATGGGTGTTTCACCAACTGAAAAATTAGATGTTTTTAAAGATTCTGGTGACACGAATATAAGAGTATATGATAATTCTGGTAATTCAGAAGTAGGATTAAAACTACAAAATGATGCTAAAACTTGGACTTTACAAAATTGGGGAAGTGGTGGAGACAAGTTAAGAGTTTTAAACAACGATGGAAATAGTATGCAAGTTTGGGAAGATGACGGAAACGTAATATTTGGAGCAGTTGATATAAACGGTTCTTTTGGAGC